GGTAACCTACCTGTCCTAGGGTCTATCGAAGGTGGTGTATCATATAAAGCCATTTAAAAAAATCTCCTACTTTTACTATCTTTCTTGTCCAGTTGCTGTTCTAGGTGCAACAGGTGGCGTAGAGAACTGATCTTCCCCTGGCTGCGGAACAGCTCCTGCTCCGATGTTGCCACCTCCAACTCCCGTTGCGTCTGCTGGATTTGCACCTGGAGGTATTCCTTGAGCACCTCCCATATTTTCTTGTTGTTGATTAGTAGCTTGAGCTTGTTGATTTCCATTTGTCATCCCCATTATTTTAGCAAATAGTTGTGCATGTTCAGGGTCATTAATTAATTGATCAGGATCAATATCTAATGACTTTGCAATTTCTTTTAATATAGAATGCCATCTTACAAACGGTGCAATATTAGGATTATTTGCTGTTTGCATAAATGTCATTAATCTTTGTGATCTAACTTCTTTTTGCATCAGAGATGATGTACCTCTTGCTTTAACTTCTAGATCACCTTTAATTGGTTCTACATCAGAATTAAATTGCATATTCCATGCGAATAAAGTATCACCAAGGGGTTTCAGTAAATAGTCGTCTATATTTTTTACTACTGTTTTAATACTTAATGCAGCTGCTCCCATAAGCATTGACATACCTGCAGCTGTTCTTGTTGTTGATTGAACACCAGTTGCACCATGTGAATACGATGGTATACCTGTTGATTCATCTGCAAGTTGTCTAAACTTATCAAACATCATTAAATTTTCTGGTGCTGTATTAGGAAACTTTAATCCGTTAATTGCAGTTCCTGTTACACCAGACTGTCTTCTAAATATTTTACCAGGATGTATTGACATATCTTGTCCTGGTACTAATTGTGTTTCGTCTATATCAAATACTAAGTTACCTGCTAATGCTAAATTATCAATAGCCATTCTTGCATGGCCATTCATTACCATCTGTGCATCTTCCATATTTTCTGGTATACCTACACCAAAAAATTGATATGGATTTATTTCATATGGGCATACATGAAATGGTATTCTTTCAGGAGTAAATGGATTTAGTACTAATCGTAAAACATGTCCGTTACATATCCATGCATTTATTTGAACTTCATCTAACTCTTCAAAGTCTTCATCAAGTTCTAAGCCTGCTTGTTCTGCAAGGGCTGTATCCATTGTTCCCCAGTATTCGTATATCTCATACCTTTGTTTTTTAAGATCATCAACATTTTCTCTATCAAGCAGCGCAGTTTCAAAACCTCTAACTTCATAGTTTGCACCCATTCTTAAACATTCTCTTATAGCTTCTTTTCTAAAGTATGGTCTGTTTTTTAAATCTCTTAATTGTGCTCTATTTAAAGAATGTCTTTGAATTACATAATCACAATCTTCTATGCTTGTAGCATCAGGGTCTGGATAAAAATCCCAAAGACTTACAGCTTCTAGTTTTGGTACAGATTTGACTGATGGGTTATACATAGACTCTCCACTTTCTTCGTCTTTATCCCATCTATGTAAAGTTTTATCATGTGTAAATGGACCTTTAAGAACTCCAGTACCAAGTAAAACCATTTCAAACAATACATGCCGTAGCATAGTAATTGCAGAAGTTTCTTCTAGCTGATCATGTATTAGCTTTTGTAAATTTTCTGCAGCTTCTCTTGCTGGCTCTATCTGTTCTATCTGAGGAGACTGTGGAGAAGGTCCCTCAACAAAATTTAAACCTTCATATTCTTTTGATAAGCCTCTTAATAAATCACTTGTTGTTGTGCCAGGAGCCATTTCTTTTCCATCTCCTGGAAATCCATACAGATCTACTACGTTATCTTCTTCTTCTTCTTCAGGTTCATTATCTTGTTTAGTTCTTGCATATTCTGCAATACCATCAGGTACAGTTGTAGGTTCTATTCCAATAGGAAATTTTCCTGTTGAAAATAAAACTTCTATCAGTTGTCCAAAAGCAGCTAGAACTTTAGTTTTAGTTATTTTAACAAAGACTCTTGATTTCTCTTTTTCAGTAAAAGACATATCAGAACCATACAAACCTCTATAGTTTCTATATGCTCTTAGCCAACGACTTTCATCAAAAAGTCTAGCGTCTTCTGCCCTAAAAAATCTTTCTTTAACTAATCCTTGAAGACTTGAAAAATCTTCATAACTATCTTCTTTTTCTTCTGGCTCTCCTAGTCCCAGAACTGTATCATCTGGGTTGTTTACATCAGCCATTTAAATACCTTAGTAATCTCTTTCATCAGCTAGTGAAAAAATCTTGCCGTCAACCGTATTAGTTTTCACTTTTGGTGCATCAACATTTTCTCCACCTACTTCATCAGCAGGAAGGTTCATAGGATCGTTACCAGTTTTTGCACTAGGAACTTCGTCTAAATCACCTTGCTTATATTTTTTCATGATGTCCATGTTATTTCTCCTTATGTTTAGTTTTTGATAGTGACTCTTGTATAAATTTTAAGAGCCATGGATTATCTCGTAAGACAATATGTATTTGGTTAGCCAATGTATTTGTAACAACTTCTTCTTTATCTTCATCTGATAATGGATTAGATTTAGTTGTAAGCCCACCAACGTAACAACACGCATGTAATACTTCATGAATTACTGTATTTAATAAATCGTGTCGTTCTAAATTTGTATTTATTTGTATTTTATTTTCTCTTTGCAAATAATGACCATAGCAATCTGTAAGATTATCTGTTCTAAAATCTGCATCTTTTAATTCAATAGTTAGATCTTGAAATCCAACTCTTAATTTTTTTCCATCTATATCCATTAGTATCCAAACATCCTATCTGCTGGTGTATATTGTTTATTAGAATTAAAACTTGATAAGCCAATTCCGTGTGGATTAATGGGGCGAGACATGCATCCATATCTTAGTGCATCGTAAGCATGATCTTCTGCGTGCGTATCAACATCTTCTGGATTGTTTTTATCGCATGGTAAAAGTGGTAGTGTTCGTATTAAGTTAACACAGTTGTTAAAAATAAATAACGATGGTTTAGCTTCATTATTTTTTTCTCTAACAGATAGTCGTTTGTGTATTTCCAGTTTACCGTTGATACGACTTCTTGGTGATCTATCCGATGGTCTCCATCTACATCCTGTGTTGATCATCGTTTCTGCAATACTTGGACCAACATCACCTCTTCGTGCCCAAGTACTTGAATCTAGAACTCCATATCTTATATATTCTTTATGTTCTAAATCTAAAACTTGTTGTGCAAATAAATCTGCTGTAACTTTTTTTGTGTACAATTCTCTATAGATATATAAATTATTATCAAAATCTATAGCAAACCATAATACACAAGCAGGTGAAGAATATCCCCAGTCACATGCTCTAAACTTATGCCAGTTTCTAGGTAGTTCAAATGGTTCTAAAACATGAACCGCTTTGTTAAACTCTGGGAAAGCTGCATCTTCATACGCTCCCCAATCTCCATCTAGAAATTGTTTTCTTTGCACTTCAGGCAAAGAAGCTAGCATAATATAATAATCCTCTGTTTGCATCAGATATGGATTATCTTGTAACTTAGCTGGTATAAATCTTCTTGTTATCTTTTTATTACCAACTGGAGTTTGTATATCAATATCAAACTTTGTATTAGGCACCGCTGGATCTACAAACATTTCTTTTACCCAAGTAGATCCTACATTTCCCGGGTTACCTGTTGCTCTCATAAACACTGGTATATCTGGATCAACTGATCTAAGAGATGATCTTAGAAAGTTATAGATATCAGGAGTTGAATATTGTGGTAACTCATCAATTCCAATCCATGTATAAGACTGACCTTGATATCTAAGTGCGTCAGTAGTGTTTTCAGCATATCCAAATTCTATTTTAGCACCTGATGGAAATCTCCATTCTTTTTCCTGCTCTCTCCATTTAGCTCCAGGAAACGCTTTTGGATACAATTGTTGAGAATGATTTATTAAATCTCTCAACTCAGGCATAGAACGTCTAATCAATAGTGCTCTATGTTTTTGCCTATCACAATATCGTAGTGGATCAATAAGCATTGCATATGACTTACCACCACCTCTTGCTCCACCATAAAATACTTCACGTTCAGATGCTGCTAAGAACTGTGTTTGAGGCCCTTCATTTGGTTTAAAGATTACTTCTTGTTCTTTAACAGCCTCTTTTACATTTGGTGGAACGTTATCTAATTCTTCTTCAACAAATATATTTTCTTTATTCTCTAATATATTATCAGCTTTTTGTATAGCTTCTTTTTTATTTTTTAATTTCTTTTGTGCATTATGATAATTATCTTTTGCTTTTTGTACTTGTTTAGCTATATCACTAATGCTAGCCTTTGCTGATCTTTTTGCTTTAGCTACTTTTTTCTTTTTAGGTTTAGGCGGTAGAACATCATTCACTTCTTGATAGCACCTTTCTTAAACCTGGAGCAGAAATATATCTGCCTGTTTTTCTTTGCATCCATCCAGCAACTTCTCGATAGGAACAACTTTTAATATAATTTTTTGCCTGTTCTATAGCTTCAAGTTCTTCTGGAATTGGCTCTAATACTTTATCATCCTCTTCATTAACTTTATAACCAAAAGGAATTGTTCTTGATACTCTTTTTTTAAGTCCTAGTGTCATGCTTCTTTTGGTGGTAGTATGAATATCCCGTGTGCAACTTTTGCATTAATATCTATTTTTTCTTTTTTAACTAGTCCTACTCTATCTAATATTTGTTTAGCTGCTTCCATTCTAATATTAGCACCAGGTATAGATCCATCATCATCAATTGCATTGGCCATGCTAATTGCAGCTTTGGGTGAATGTGCTGCTAATACCATTTCGGCACGTTCTATGATTTGGTCTTTTAAACCTTGTACCACTTTTGGATATGAGGTGGGAGCATAGCCAGCAATTTCAGCTGCTGTTCTTGGCTCACCATTGGCCTCACCAAATAAAGCAGATAGAAATAGTTTTTGCTTCTCAGTTAATTCTGTACTTTCTTTTTTATCTAGAAGCATTTATTAATTAAAATATATTTATTAAAATAACTATTGCAATAATTACAATTCCTGCAGCTTTAGCATAATCCACGATTTCCCATGTTTTATATCCCATAGCCCAGTTAACTATTGATTTTATTTTTTCCATATTATCTCCTTTAGCAATTCCATGCTCTTAATGATTTATTAATTCTACTATTAGGGTCATTAGCTGTTTTTTTAGAAGTTAACTTTTTCTTCATACCCTTCATTCTTGCACAAAAAGACGCTCTTCTTTTATTTCCTACCTTTTTACTAGGTGCTTTAAGATTACGTTTCTTTCCTGTTTTAGTTTTTCCTTTATTATAAGACGCACGACCTTTAGCATTTAATCCACCTTTAGGATTCTTGCCTTCTTTTCTCTGCCATGCTGGGGTCTTTGCCATTATGAAAACTTTCTATACTTTCTTACTTTATTTGCAATACTTTTTGGCTGTTTAGAAACTTGTTTACCTTTTGCTTTAGCCTTTCGTTTTGCTTTTGTGGTCGCAGCATATTCTGATGATGATAATGCTTTAATAGCCTTTTCAGGAAGATAGCGTTCACCAGTTACAGAAGATTTTTTCCCTGACTTAGTTCGCCACTTTTGTTTACCCCATGCTTTTAAACTTCTTTGACTTTTTTTTAGTGCCATTTTTTTTCTTTTTCTTTAATAATTTAAAGTCTATTTTTGAAATTTTACCATCTTTATTTTTATCTAATTTCTTTTGATTACCTTTAAGCATTATTTATATCCTCCTCCTGCTTTTTTATATGCTTTAGCTAGTGCCTGTGCCTTACGAGCAGACCACTTACCAGCAGCTGTGCCATGAGAGGCTTGTGCTTTAATTCTATTGAATATACGTTTTCTTTTTCCAGGCTGTGTATAATTGCCTGCTTTATTTACTGTGCTTTTCTTCGCCATTATTTAGCCTATTATAAAAATCATCTAATGCATTATGCTCGCAGTTTGAACATTTACATACAGAACATTGTCCTCCATTACTACAATGGCAACTATGTTCGCAGTGTTTACACATTAGGTCTATTTTCTTTTTTGATTTGTCTTGCTCTTCGGGTAGATCTTGATCTAATTGCATGGGCTTGCTCCTTAGACTTTTTATTAAGTAAATCTGCTAGTTGTGCAAATGTCATCATGATATTACTATTAGTAAACCTTTTGTTTTTTTATTTGATTTTTTTACTTTTTTTTTCCGTTTTTTTTCATCGGCTTTTTATTTTTCATATTCTTTTTATTCTTTGCAGTTTTTTTCATTCCTCGCATAATAGTCTCCTATAAGTTTTACGTTTATTTACTGTGGATTCATAGTAGTCTTGTGGCCAAGATTTATAGAATCCTATTTTATTTAAGTTAGAACTTGCTTTTTCTAACTCTTCGAATGGCTGAATAAGCACCATAAGAAACTCGTTGTCTGATTCCCAGTCTGTATTCTCTAAAAACTCTACAGGTTCAAGGTTATCGCCTGGGTGTGATGCCATCAGGTATATATCCTGTGGCACAAATACATGGTTTAGTGCATGAACATAGCTATCTAGCTCGTCTGCTGTTACTTCTAAGTCTGGACATGCTACAATACAGATCTTTTTACCAGATTCTGTAAACTTATTACATTGGTTTACAACTGTTTGTAGTAATTTTTCCCCAGATTCCTCTACAACTATGTTAACTTGCCCAGATATCCTAGCTTTTTTAGCATAAGGACATACAGGTTTGTCTCCTAACTCTTTGTTTGGCAGTTCTAAGAAGTCTTTTGACCAGGATATGATGTCTTCTTCAATTGTTCGCACTGGTTATCGTTAGTTTTTTTAGATTTTTTCCTAAATATACTGTTAAAATGGTCTTCATCAAAGTGATGATAATGGCTCGGTCGCCAATAACTCTTAAATGTTCTTATTGCCATACAAAAAATTCGTTAAATATCATGTAGTTACCGTGAATGTCCATGGTTTTATAATGTTTTATTGTGTGTGACCCTTTGGTAACTACTAATTATATATATTATACACACAGATAGCGATTCTGTCAATACATTTTTTATTTTTTTATTGACAAAATCGAAATAGGGGTGTATAATGGTATTAGGGCCTCCCCCCAGGGCCTTATATGTATTACATAATGACCTATTAGGGACTCCTATGTGGAGGTGGGACCCCTACAGAGTCCATACTAATGTGGCCACCAAAGTGGTTTACATAGATTTCTAGTAATTTTCCAGCAATGGCGTATAGGATATATAGGGTACCCCCCCTGGCAACCTGCATGGTACACCTAAGTTTTTGAAATGTATATCTTTTTGATCTATATCAAGCTGATATAGGTGGGGACTATAAGAATAAATTTAAAATACTATTAAGAATTCTTTTATGGTTAATATAATTTTAAAAGTGAGGGCATACATTGAGGCGTACCTATTGAGTGAATTGTAAACCACTTAATAAAACTTTAATGGGTGGACATGGGTGTATCTATGAAAGTTTTTGGTAGGGTGTCTTTAATGGTGAGGCCAAAAAAATTAGGCATAAAAAAAGAGCCATCAAAATTAATCAATGGCTCTTTAATTGTTAGTTAATTAATGACTAAGCAACTTGAGAATGTTCCTCAATTCCACCATCGACAACTGGTGCTTTGTTGTAATCATTAATGGTGTTTCTTAAATTTCTAAACACTTTTAAATGATCCGCTTTTAACTTCTCATCAATTTGAACTGTCGTATTGTTCTCATCATCTTGATCAAAGTTATTCTCATCATTGACATAGTTAACCATTGCAGAAAAGAAGTTCACCATCTTTTGATTGTGTGATAATGCTTCTTTTATCTCATCAAGATCAATTAAAGTTTTTTCTGCAAGTTCATCATATTTAAATGATATCTCTTTGTTGCCTTGCTTCTGCTCTTTTTTGCTAGGCACTTTAATAAAACTATTTAATAGTTTATTAAATGTGTCCTCATTGATTGACTCAATTTTTCTTAGCAATGATTTTTGCCTTGTCGCTTCTGATTCAATTCCAAAAATTCTATTGTAAACTTTTGGAATCTCTTTTAATGGTTGCCTTGCGTGTGCTGGTGTAAAATCATCTTTTACATTTGCATATTCACTGACGACAACAAAGACATTATTTCTAAAATAAAAATAAGGGCTATCTGCACTATTTCTATTTTTTGTATTGTCCTCGTCATTTTCTTTGTAGTACCATACAAGAGAAATCAAAATTGCATTTGATACATTATTTTCAAAAGTGGTGTTTCTCTCACTTGTAATGATACCATCATCGTTTTTAGTTTCTCCCTCATACTCAGCAAGAGAAAAAATTCTCTCTTTTAAAGTATCAGTTTCTATACTATTGCCTCTATACTCGGTATTGAGCCATGACAGTATAAGAGTTGCAAAGTCATTGATCGTTTGAGCACTTGTGCTCTTTTGTGTATCTATCAAATTCTTTTTTGCGAATTTTGATAGTGCCATTTCATTTTTAGCATTTTCTTTTCTAATGTCTATTGTAGTCATTTAGTTTTCTTTTCTTGAAAGTTCTATTTATAAAAAATATTTGATTCAAACAACTTTCAAAATTTCAAATCAAATCATTATTAAAAGTATCAAAGTTTTTAAAATTAATCAAGTCATTGATTTCATTAAATATTACTTGCTGACATCAGCACAATTTATTCAATGAAATCAGTAGACATATATCAATCTGATATAGGCAGCGATGCAGGTCGCAGGTTGTAATTTAATTGGCAATAATATGTCCTTGATACGATAGCTCCTTTGGAGCTCTAGGGCCTGGCTGTGTTTGACTCCAGGACCTGGCGGTTGTATACTTAAAGTATATCAACAACTCAAATCAAAGGAGACATTATGAGTTCAAACAAAAAACTAAACACTTGTCCAGACTGTCAAGGTAATGGACATCACAAATACTTTACTGACATTTCTCAGAATAAAACGGCTACTACTTTATGTGAGACCTGCGATGGTCAAACTGTTTTATCTGATTCAAGATATGTAAAGTTTACAGAAGAAGATAAGATACAAGCTGAAGCAAGATGGCTTGCAGTACACAAACCAAGAGCTAGAAAAACTCTACACATATCTACTGTAATTGAAAACATTATGAAAGACTTACAGCGAGGTAATGACTAATGCCAGCGATAGTAGAAGTTTTATTAGTCGCTGCCTTTGGACTATCTCTATTAGTTCTGGCAGGTTTTGTGTTAATACAATTAATAGATCACTTTGGAGGTAACCATGAGTAAAGAATCAAGGTCAGCGAGAAGAGCTATGAAACTTTTCTTTTCTGAAAAGGCAAGGAAAAGAAGATATGCTATGAACAGAAGAAGAATATTAAACTGTTGCAAAGCTGTGAGAACTGCCAAGCATTCAGATATGACAATCTTCTGGCTTAACCATGTGCAATACTTTCTAAAGAAAAGAAGGATCATTGGAACTAAGATGGAGGTGATTAAATGATTGATGCAGAAACACTAGCAGTTATCATAAACTTTATATTTGCTTTTATTATATGATAGAAGTAGAGCCAATTACTTTTGAGTGGAATGACAATCATTCTAGATCAGAGAACTTTGATACTTGGTTGAGACGAACTAACCGAGAGCATAGAAACTATAAAGAGATAGAGTATACAAAAGAAGAAGGTTTAAAAATCTTTAATAAGCTCTATCCAGTTGGAGCTTTGTACCCAGCTTAACATATTCCGTAAGGGATCCTACCTCTAGTCGTCTCCAAACTCTAGGGGTAGTGTAAACATTTGGAGAGAGAGGATAAGTTATGTACCTTGTAGTTGAAGAGATACACTATCAAGCAATAGATGAAAAACATTATTATGTTAGATTTTCTGATGCTGATATGGTTAGATGCCAGGCCTGGCTAGATACTAAAAAAAGTTTAGAAGAAGTAGAAGGCGATAAAAAAAATTACGCTATATTTTCAACAGCGTCTTAAAAATACTCCCCCCTAATAAAAACCCCACTAGGAATTATCTTAGTGGGGTTTTTTGTGGCTGTTATGGTGTCCCAACATTTAACAGACTGCCGAAATTCTGCACCACATTTATCTGACTACCAGCCGAACTCGTCATCTGGATTCATCAAGCAGTACCAGACATGCCATGCAACACGATTACATTCGGCACTTCTTGTGGTGTGTCATCAATACCATCTAAGGCATTGTTTAACTTATTGATTCTGAACTGTGCTTGAGGTGTCAATGCAAGGGCAGTATTGTTTCCTGCTCCTCTTATCTGTGCCTCAATAGGTTTCATCATCTTACCAAGTGGAGACTCAAGTAGCCCTTCAACACTTCGTATCTTAGATAGTATGCCACGCACATCATTGTAGTAGCCTTGTCGTTCCTCTTGTAGATTATCCAAAGCTGCCGACATTCTATCGCAAAGTATCTTCTCTTGTTTGATAGTGTTGAAATCCCCAGCATCGTAAACAGCCAAGCCTTGAGTATGACATTCATAATTTAATCTGATACAAACATTTGAATTGAAGTTATCGACAACCCAATTACTGTATGCTTCATGACTTTCCATTTTTCTGTCATAATCTCGTTGCCTACTCCAACCCATGTTTTGATACTCGACACTTCTCTGCATACCGATACCATTTTCTTTCAAGTAATCATGATTGATTAGCTCAAATGTTCTTCTGTCTGGGTAAGTATTAAACCTAGCAGTAGCTTCTTCTCTATCCATACCATCTGCGTCTTGCGATACAAGATTAAAATGAATGCATTGATCCAGATGAAATATACTTCTATTATAATAGACGCTACTCCTACCATCAAATGTACTTTTAAATGAGTCATTCTCTTTATCCTTGAAGTCCTCAAGTTTCAGGTCAGATACTTGTTTGTTATGAGGCAGTCCTGTGGTGTTCCACCTATTTCTATCGCTTATCTCACGCATAGCATTCACTTGATCTTGAGGTGTGTGTGCTGTGATATAACGATTTGCCACATTATACGCATTGCGATACGCATTTTCCCATTGACTTTTATTTGTGTCATAGGTTTCTTTGTAGTCGCTTGGTAGACTGTGGATAGTTTTCAAAGCATGTGGGAGAATTACATTCTCTTTGATGTCTTTGTCTATCAGTGTTTTTGCCATATGTTTACTCCTTTTGTTGGCGTTGATATAGTTTTAGTATATGGTGTTCGTGTGTGTGAGTCAAGTGGGTGTGCGTAAGTGTTTGACATATATAGATAATTATATATACTAAGGGTATGACTACAAACTTTTACAACAAACCTCACCCCTTTTGGATTGACCTAGCAGAAAAAAGAAAAGCTAGTACAAAAAAAAGAAAAGAGGCTTGGCGTAAATCAAAACAAAAAAGGAGACTACATGACACAAGAGCTAGATAAAAATGGCAGACCAAAAATTTACTGCAAGAACTGTGGTAAACGAATGGCACATACAATAAATCAACAATACTATGGAACTGATGGGTACGAACACTACTGGTATTATCAACTACAAGATAGAGGTGAAGTGTTTGACAACAGAGCTGAAGCAGAACTGTTCCTTCAAAGATTACTTAATGAAGGATACATGAACCGAAGGTATCACCCAGCCAGGCCTTTAAAAATAGACACGCTAGAGCCATACAATTCAGGCGGTAGGACTATGTATTACGTAGAATACAGTAGGTATATATGTGAGCCAGTAGACTATCAGTTTCATTCACAGTCTTGTATGCTAGAGTTTCTACAACGACCAGACATAATGTCACAGATACTTCCTATCATTGAGGCTAACAAAGCCGAACCTATCATACCTGTGAGGCAACCAAGAAAAAAAAGAGAAGTTAAGATAGACCTACCAGACTATGACTCTATGGCTAAGAGGTTAGGAAACCTACCAGTATGAGTACAAAGATATGTAAAACATGTGGTGTTGAATTTAGTATCAACAAATGGCAGACAACAAAAGTTTATTGTAATGATGGTTGCAAACCTACCTTTAGACCTAATCGAGGAAAACCTCGTGGACGACCTAAAGATGAGTGGAAAGAATCATTTAAACGATATGGTATATAGAACCCCCCTCGGAGCCACAGGTTCTTATAGCATGGATTCAAATTAAAGTCAAATAAAAAAGGAGATAAAATGAATATATTTTTTTTAGATAAATTACCAGAGAAGTCAGCAGAGATGTTGTGTGACAAGCATGTACCTAAGATGTTACTTGAGACATGCCAGATGTTATCAACTGCGTATCAACGACACATGGGAGAACATGAAGAGCTCTACAAATCAGCATACCCTAAACACCCTATGACAATATGGGTTGGAGATTCTCAAGCAAACTTTGATTGGTCATTTGATCACGCAGTAGAGATATCAAAGCAGTACGATAAGAGATTTAAAAAAGAACACAAGTCAAAGAAAATACTCCAAGTCTTAGCGAGAGAATACATATTAGATACTATAAAAATTCCAGACATAGGATTTACTGAACCACCACAATGTATGCCAGACACTTACAAATGTGATGACTATGTAAAAGCATATAGAGATTACTATTGGAATGATAAAGATTACTTTGCCAAATGGGACAAAGGTGTTGATATGCCTGATTGGTGGTGGGATAGAATGCTAGGCATAAAGATAAAGCTAGTTGACACAAACAAACAAATCGCCTAGGATAATAGTATGAAAAAAAATTACTCACAAGTATCTTTAGATAAGATTAAAAACGGTCACACCATCTACACAAAGACTATCAAGGTGGTGGAGTTCTATCCATACAAAGCTCTTAAACCTGTTATCAATAAGAAGTTAGGTAAGAAGGTGAGCAAGGGTATGCACAAGGATAGGCCTATATTCACATTAACGTTAGAGGAGAGGGCTACATGCCCTCGTACTTGTGGGCATTGGGATGATTGTTATGGCAACAACATGCCCTTTGCTCACAGGATATCTCATGGCAACGGGCTAGTTCACAAGCTATACACAGATCTCACAGAGATACAGAAGAAGCATGAGAAGTTTCTTGTAAGACTTCATGTACTTGGAGATTTCTATTCAGTAGATTATGTACAGTTTTGGGAGAGATGTCTTGATAAATTTCCTGGGCTTGCTATCTGGGGATACACACATTGGCACCCAGGTACAGACATAGGAGATGAGATTAAGAGAATACGCACAGCACAATGGGATAGATTCTCAATACGATTTTCAGATTATACCAGAGATATACTATCAGCTAACTCAGAAGAGATAGCAGAGAAAGGTGTAGTATGTCCAGAACAGACAGGCAAAGCCAAGAGCTGTGCCGACTGCGGTCTGTGTTGGTCCATGAAGAAGCAATCAGTTATATTTAAAACACATTGACATAGGCATATGATTGTGCTAATATAAGATATTCCAAGACACTGAGACTATGTATGCACACGCTTCTCAGATGAGGATAGAGAGAGGTGGGAACAGCTATACTAGTTAGTTTATAAACCTCTCTCGTTTTTTAATAACAACAAGGAGGCAGAAATGCAACGACTAAAACGACAGACCTTTTCAGATCAGTTACATAAAATTGTAGGTTCTAAAATATTCTCTGCAAAGTTCACAAAGAAGAACGGAGAAGATAGAGTTATGAACTGCATGTTAGGTGTAAAGAAACATCTGAGAGGTGGAGATAGAACGACTAAGAAAGAAGAGTTTATGATTGTATGGGATACTATGAAGCAAGAGTATCGCAACATCAACCTTCAAACTTTAGATTGGATTAAGTTTAATGGCAAACTATATACTGTTAAGCTCCAGTATAGAGGCAACCAAATAAAATTAATACCTGCAGAGGATATAGCAGAATGAGTAGGCAACCAGCAGATAGACTCCTTCAAGGGCGTTACGTCTTTGAAGGTGTGCCTAACACAGATGAAGGAGAAGAGTTCTTTCAGAATGTTAGGAAGTATCTTAACAGTCGTACTACTGATAGAGTAGTAAGAAGATGGAGAGGTCAAGGCAACTGGCGTCATTCTATTAATGGTGATGAAGCTGATAGCTTTGTTATATATATAGATGAAAGGCAGTAGCCCACAATCTGTAGATTGTTTTTACAGAAATATGTATAACTATTACAAGGAAGGGCACGAGAGAGATATGGCTAAAAAAAAGAAAGAAGAAGATTGGTGGGATACTCATCTAATTATAGATGGTGTAGATGAAGCAACTGCAAAGCAGATAAAAAACAAACTCAAGAAGAAACTAGAAAAGGAATTGACTCGAACAAATGGTAAAACCCAAAGCTAGCTATAGTGGTAGTGTTCGTGTCAGGGAGCAGGTTAGTAGTCGTGCCTGCTCCCAAACTAAACTTACAACAATAGATTTATTTTCAGGCATAGGCGGATTCGCACTAGGCTTAGAAGGAACAGGATACTTTGAAACTATACAGTTTGTAGAGATGGATAAGTTCTGTCAAAAAGTATTAACTAAAAACTTTAAAGGAGTACCAATACATGAAGATGTCAAAACCTACAATCCCCCAACAGCTGACGTTGTCGTTGGAGGATTCCCTTGTCAAGGATTCTCAGTTGCAGGAAAAAGAAAAGGCACAAGTGATGACCGCTATCTCTGGCCAGAGATGTTACGAGTCATTAGAGAAGCAAAACCGAGGTGGGTTATTGGAGAAAATGTGCGAGGAATTATTAACATCGAAGACGGCATGGTATTCAAACAAGTGCACTCTGACTTGGAAGAAGAAGGCTTCCAAACAAAATGTTTCGTACTTCCAGCTGCTAGCGTCAACGCACCGCACCAAAGATACAGAACGTTCTTCATCGGACAAAGTATGGAGAACTCCAGACGCCCATTGCAGTCGAGGAGCATCAAGCAAGAAGAGAATGAAAAAGAAAATAAAGGAGGGACTGCCCATAAGTCTGAACGATCAGGTAGCACACGAGAAGATGTTGTGGCCAACAGCGACAACAGATACAACAGACAGGAAGAAGAAGTATGCACAAGGGGGAACACCTCTAAGCCTGGCAGTGAAGATGTGGAGAACTCCTCAAGCATCAGATCACAAGAACATGGACACGGCAAATCAAGTGATGTTATCAACTCAAGTCAAGATGTTTCAGACACCTACAACGAGAATACACAAGGACAGTGGCAAGGGGAAGTGCGAAGTGAACAGGAAGTCTCCTACGTTAGCGATGCAAGCTGGTGGGAGTTTGAACCCCAGGTGGGTAGAGTGGCTAATGGGATTCCCGATAGATCACACAGACTTAAATCATTAGGTAATGCCGTAGTACCACAGTTAATATATCAATTAGGAAAAGCTATAGGAGTTGCGGAAGGACTTGACAAGAAATAACATTTGTGTTATAGACCTTATATGAACTACCTAGATCAAATAAATATTATAAAAGATTTGTGTGTAGATGAAGGGCATTCCATAAGAATGGATTGCCCTTTTTGTATGCGTAACAATACTTTTTCTATATCCAAAGAGAACTCAAAAGTTTTATGGTATTGTTTCTCTGCGTCTTGTGATGCAAAAGGATCTTACAATACAGAAAAAACTATGCATGATATACAGCAATACTTACATAGACCTGTAGATAATATAGATATTTCATTTACTGTGCCAAGAAATTTTACATCTCCACATTCAAACGATAGATGTTTAAAGTATTTAAGAGATAACAATTCTTTTACTGCAATGTATCGTAACATGGTAGATATTATGTATGATCCTGCAAGAGATAGAATTGTATTCATGATAAAAGATGGAGATGGCAAAACAATTGGTGGCGTAGGCAGAGCTTTAAAATCTATAACATTACCTAAGTGGTATGTGTATGGAAGTAGATCGTACCCTTTTATTTGTGGCAAAGGATCTACGGCAGTTGTTGTAGAGGATTGTGCGTCAGCTTGTGCAGTAGGAATAGATGAGAACTATTCAGGAGTTGCACTTATGGGTACCAGTTTACCAACAGAGTATATAGATATACTTCAAGACAAGTTTGATAATATCATAGTAGCTCTTGATAGAGATGCAACATCAAAGGCATTTGACATTGCCAAAGAATTAGGGTATAGATCTAAGAGTAAGGTGGTCATTTTAGAAGATGACTTAAAATATTTTGAACCCCAAAAGATAAGAGAGATGTTATGCAAGAACGACAGCTAATTAAATTACTACTCAAAAAAAATTTTTATGAAAAGAATAAAGGTAAAGTATCTAAGACTACATTTAGTAATGGATTAGGAAACTTTTTTTCTACAATAGAAAGAGCACATCATGATTATGAAGATGATCTAACTATAGATGATCTTATAAATTTACATACAGAAAAGTATAATCCTGCACTTACAAGGGCAGCTAAATTAAACTTTGAAACTTTAGTACAAGAGATAAAGAAAGAGCAAGAGCCTAACGCAGCAGTTGCTTCAGATATTATTGAAGCTGTACATAAAAGAAACTTAGCACACAAAGTTGCAGTTATAGCTACAGATATATTTAACGGACAAGACAAATCTTTTAATGAAATCAAACAGTTATTAGATGGCACAGAAGAAGAAGCAGATGAGCACCAATCAGTTACGGAAGATATACCAGAGCTTATAGACTCATTAGATATACAAACTAAATTTCAATTTAACCTACCAAGTTTACAAGAACAAGTTCCAGGTATTGGACCTGGCAATTTAGTTATTGTGTTTGCAAGGCCAGAGTCAGGTAAGACTGCGTTCTGGGTTAATCTTGTTGGTGGGCTACAAGGTTTTGCATCGCAAGGTGCGAAAGTCTGTGCATTAATAAATGAAGAACCTGCAGTCCGTACTCAGATGAGAGTCATCAATGCACATACAGGCATGACAAAAGATGAGATAATAGATAATATGGATTTAGCAAAAGAAAAATGGAAGGAGATAAAAGATAATGTTAAACTTTTGGACACTGTTGATTGGACTATTGATGATGTCGATAGTTTTTGTAAGCATCACAGGCCCGATATACTTGTCATTGACCAGCTAGATAAAGTTAATATGTCTGGTAATTTTACTAGAACAGATGAGAAACTTAGAGCTGTATACACAGGGGCAAGAGAGATAGCTAAACGACACGAGTGTTGCGTGGTAGCAATATCACAAGCATCAGCAGATGCACATGGTAAGACCAGAATATCATTTGATATGATGGAGAACTCAAAGACAGGTAAAGCTGCAGAGGCAGATTTAATTATAGGGATAGGTAAGCACGGCACTTTAGATTCCTTGGATACTACTAGGGTTATGTGCATAAGTAAGAATAAGATATCTGGATATCATGGAGAGATTACTTGTAACATTGAGCCACAACTATCGAGGTACAGAGTATGAAAAAGCTAACAGTAATATCATTGGGTGCAGGAGTACAATCAAGTACCATGGCACTAATGGCAAATAATGGCCTCATAGATCCTATGCCTACCTGTGCTATTTTTGCAGACACACAAAATGAACCCAAATATATATATGAATACTTAGAGTATCTAAAGGGCATATTAAAGTTTCCTGTGTACACAGTAACAAAAGGAAACATAAAAGAGGACATGCTAAAGCCCACTACTGGAGGTTATACCTTTCCTACTGCACCTTTCTATACTCTAAAGAATGGAAAGAAAGGCATGGTCATGCGGCAGTGCACAAATGACTACAAGATTCAAGTTATAAGAAAAAAGATTAGGGATCTTTTAGGGCTAAAAAGATATCAGCATGTAAAAAAAGATATGTTTGTTGAGCAATGGATAGGCATATCTACAGATGAAATTGCCAGAAAAAAACCAGCCAGAGACAAGTTCATAACTAACAGATGGCCTCTTCTTGAAGAGACAATGAATAGGCAAGATTGCATTGATTGGATGAAAGAGCATGGGTATAAAATGCCAGAGAAAAGTGCATGTAATATGTGCCCATTTCATGATGACAAATACTGGGCTAACCTTAAAAAGAATCACCCTGAAGAATTTGCTGACGCTGTTGATACAGATACCAAAGTAAGAAATCTTGGAAGAGATAAAGATGCAGAACTATTTATACATAAAACTTGCAAGCCACTATCTGAGGTTAAATTTGACACGGAAGAAGACCAATTAGATATGTTTGATAATGCCTGCGAGGGTATGTGCGGAGTTTAATAGAAAGTTTAATAGACGTTGGCAGTGGCTTCTTACTTGCAACTGCATTGCAGTTACTAATTTTCCCCTTCTTTGGTCTATACCCTAGTTTGACTGATAGTGCAGGTATTGCTATAACATTTACATGCATATCTATATTAAGATCCTGGATGTGGAGATTAATTTTTAGGAGAATAAAATGATTACAGTATTAGACGTAGAAACTAGCTTTCAAATTAAAGATGGTGGCAAGGTAGATCCTTTACCATTCAATCCAAATAATTGCCTGGTTAGTATCGGTGTTAATGACGAGTACTATTTTTTTAATCACAACCATAATAGCTTTGACATACAGGCTAATCATAAGGCAGTTCAAGATATTCTTGATAGGACTAAACTGTTAGTTGGTCACAATATTAAGTTTGATTTAGTATGGCTACTTGAATCTGGATTTAAGTATGATGGCAGATTGTATGATACAATGATAGGTGAGTATGTATTATTACGAGGCTTGCGTAAGCCACTATCTCTAAAAGAGATATGTAAACGTAGAAGTATAGCACAAAAATCTGATGCTGTAGATCAGTACATGAAAGACAAAATATCATTTGAAGATATACCTGTGGATATCATAGAGGAATATGGAAGACAGGATGTGGTATCCACTAGAGCTCTGTTTGATTCTCAGATGGCAGATTTTAAAAAAGAAAATAATAGATGCCTTCTTAAATCTGTAAAGATGATGGGAGAGTTTTTACCTGTGCTTGCAGACATGGAGATGAATGGTATAAACATTGACCTAGAGTCCCTTGATTCTGTGGAGCAACAGTTCAAAGAAGAGTTTGGATTACTTGCACAGCAGATAAAGAAAATAATATGGGAGAAGATGGGGGATACACCAATCAACCCATCAAGCACTGAGCAACTATCGTGGCTAATATACTCAAGAAAAGTTGTCGATAAAAAGAGATGGACTAATGACTTTAACATAGGCATAGATAAATTTACCAAGAGAAAAAAGAAACGGCCAACATTATCAAAGTCAAAGTTTAGGGATATGATAATGGCTAATACAGAAGTCATAAAAAAAACTACAGCGTCTCAGTGCAGTAGGTGTTCTGGTAAAGGCCTTATAAGAAGATACAAAGTTAATGGAGATCCTTACAAAAACTTAAGTAAGTGTGACGCATGTGATGGCGGCACTCTTTACTTAAAACTTAGCAGAACTGCAGGCTTTAATCAGTTTCCTATTGGTGTATCCGAAGTTGCAGAAGGTGGGTTTAAAACAGATAGGGATACCTTGAGACGATTGTCAATGAGAGCACAAGGAGATCTTAAAGAGTTTGTTGATCTTATCATCAGATACAATGCAATTGATACATATCTAAATACATTTGTAAATGGTATGAGAGATCATGTAAATGCAGATAGCATACTCCATCCTAAGTTTATGCAATGCGTTACAGCAACAGCAAGGCTATCCAGCAGAGATCCTAATTTCCAAAACCAACCCCGGGGAAATACTTTTCCAATAAGAAAAGTTATATCATCCAGGTTTAAGGGGGGTAAGATTATGGAGATAGACTTCTCACAACTAGAGTTTAGAACTGCTGTGTTCCTAGCACAAGACAAGCAAGGCATGAAAGATATTGATGATGGTGTTGATGTTCACCAGTTTACTGCTGACACCATAGGAGTTTCACGACAAGAGGCAAAGGCACATACCTTTAAACCTTTGTATGGTGGCATGTCAGGAACAGAAGATGAGAAAAGATACTACAAAGCATTTCTTGAGAAGTACAAAGACATAGCTAACTGGCATGAGAATTTACAGAGTAATGCCATACAATATAAAAAGATTAAGATACCATCAGGTCGTGAGTATTCTTTTCCTTATGCACAGAGGCAAGCCTGGGGTGGATCTAGTTACTCTACACAGATTAAGAACTATCCTGTGCAGGGTTTTGCTACAGCAGACATAGTTCCTATAGCCTGCATTAATGCATATAAAATGATGAAAGAAAATAAAGTAAAGAGCTTACTAATAAATACTGTACATGACTCCATAGTAGTTGACGCACATCCAGATGAGTTTAAACTTATGACTTCTATTCTAGACAAGGCCACTGCTGGAGTTACAGATTATCTCTATGATGTGTACAATATAGAGTTTAATGTGCCACTTGACACTGAGTTAAAAATGGGGGATAATTGGTTAGATATGGACGAAGTAAATTTAAAAAAAGAAAGGATAGTCTTATGAAAAAATTTGAACGGTTTACACTTAGTTTATTTGATTTGCTAGTATTTGTGGCAATATTTGTTTTAGTTATTATTAATATAATTGCTTGACATTTTTTATAAATTATGATAATAAGGAGCATTATGTCAAAAATCTTAAAAGCATTAACTGATCGCTATACTGCACAAATATCAGAAGCAAAAGCAGTACTAGAAATCTATGTAAATAAATCTGTTGGTATTGGAGAACATCCCCAGCATATTGACGAGGTAGATAAATTAGTACAGAAGATAGCAGCTGCTAAAGAAAACCTTATGGTGATCAATGAAATACAAGATATATAAATCAACAAAAAGGAGGACAATGTGATGTCTAACAATGAAGTGGCTAACATAGACGGTCTATCGCAAGATCAGATCATGTCTATGATTGGCCAAGAGAAATCTTCTACTGGCAACTTCTTACCGAAGCTAGCCATAAATAGATTTCCAGAAAACGATGATGGTGCGGAAGTGCCAGTAGGATCATACGGTGTGTATGTTCCTGAACTAGATAGTTACGCTTATGGAAAGCCAGTAACTTTTAGACCATTCATGAATGCATATCAGTATATGAAGTACGATGCAGACAAGAATGAATACAGCAACAGAAGTATAATCTTTAAGTCTTGGAAAGATGAGGCTATAGATATACAAGGTGGCGTGAGATGTGGTAAGATACCAGCAAAAGAACTTGCTAATATTTCTGATGAAGAAAGAATGAAACAGAAAGCGATAAAGTGTTATCGTTTAGTTTATGGTTTAGTTTCTTTTAAAGGTACAGTGCCAGGAGGAGACACAACAGAAGTAAAAGACTTACCTGTGTTGTGGAAAGTAACAGGCAGTAACTTTAAACCTGTTGGAGAGGCTATAGAAAGTCTTAGACGCAGAGGTAAAGTAATGTTTAATCACACACTTGAACTTAAAACTATGAAGAAGAAAGCAGGCAGTAATGTATTCTATGTCTCTAATATATCAGTCAATCCAGAAGAGGTTACGTTCACTGATAAAGAAAAAGAAATTCTCTTATCTTTTCAAGATGTTATCAATACTGAGAACGAAGAAATAGTAGAGCTCTGGCGTGCTGCTAAGAAGGCATCTCCTAGTACAGCGGATGCAAAAATCATAGAAGTAGCAGACGATCTAGAAGGCGATCCAGCGGAGATACTTGCTTCGTGAGTTCAGACATCCTAGAAAAAGTTAGGGTGTTTCTTGAGGCCGCATCGAAGGATGCGGTTGAGGTATCCGATGATTTGATTGACCAGTTTGGTAAGGCTTGTGCTGAGTCATTCCGCAAGCAATTTACTGACCAAAGAAAAAAAGAGTTTGGTCTTAGGGCATCAAACATCGGAAGACCTTTATGTCAACTGCAAATG